GTGATTGATGCGTCATCAATCGTGCTGGCTGGCAGCAGCATCACGGTGTTGCCGAAAACAAGTCCCGCCAGTTACCAAAATTCGCCGTTCCGGTTTTTCAACACCGGCATTTCGGCGGATTGCGGCAACGGCGGATCGAGCGGATGCGGAAGCACACTGGCATTCGACATCGACAACTTCAGTGGCTTCCTGTTTGCGACTGAGCAGTTCAACGGCTTTAACATCATTGCGGCGGCAGACGTTCTGCTGACTAACTGCACTGGTGCATGTACTGGTGTCGTTGGATTGACCGGTGACCTGACGCCGACGCCGTTCGATGTCCCCGGCGAAACACCAATCCCCGGAGCGGTGTGGTTGTTCGGCTCTGGCCTTGCTGGCCTTGGCCTTCTGCAACGTCGCCGGAAACAGAAGCAACAGGTCACTGCCAAAATGGCGATGGCCTGAAGCGAGCCACCGGGGGCGCGTCTGACACCACAACGCCAGCCCCCGGTGGTTTTTCTTTCCCCCGGAGAACTGCCATGCGGATTATTTGCTCGATCACTCTCCTGTCCGGTGGACTGCTAACGACCGCGTGGGTCGCACTGCTCGCCTACGGCGGCTGGCTGCTAACCTACGGAGCCGGGACTGCCATCGCTGCCCTGCTATTCCCATGAAGGCGCACATTGAGGTGAAGGACCGTAAAGAGGCCAAGCTGTTGCGGCTTGGCCTTGAGCAAACGGATGTCCGCGCCTTCGTGCTCGTGATCGGCGCGCTATCGACGCTGTCATCAGACGAATTGAAAATCGCCACGTTGAGACTGGCGACATTGGCACTGGCCGAACGCGACCGGCTCGCCGCGCTTGACGCCGCTGCCGCGCGGCAGCAATGAGTGTCGTTCGGGGGCGTCTCGGCGGGAAAATCCTTTGAGGTTTTGCAAACAACCTGACCGTGCTTCCTCGATACCGCGCCGGGGGGTGCCAACCCCGGCGCGGCCATCCTGATACCGCAAAGCTGACCAGCCCCGGCAGGAAGCCCCCAGCGGGCCGCTATGGCGCGGGCCACAGCCAGCCGGATATGCGTCCGGCCACCCCTGATAGGGTCATTCCCCACCCCCTGATCCCCAAATGCGCCAGCGGCCTTCCTAGAGGCCCGGTCTGAACAGGTCTGGCGGGGGCTTCCCGCTATGTCTGCTCCCGCCCGAGCCATGCACAAAAAAAGCGAAGCATGGCTTTACATATCCCCGCTGCCGCTGGCACAGTCCGCATGTTGGCCCCGCAGAGGGTCCGACGCAAAAACGGAGCAAGCCAGATGAAGATCGCGCACGTCACAGTGTTCGTCTACCGCCGACAAAAGATCGCGGAAATTCGCGTGTTCTCGAATGCCCGCCTCTCCACGAGCGTCAAGCATGCCGAGGCTTTCATTCGCAAAACGCAGCGCCGTGTCGAGCACGATGCCTTCATCCACGAAATCAAACAGGAGCAAATCTGATGATCACGTTTTCGAAGATTGACGGCGAGTGGATGCTTCGCGTCCCAGCCAGTGTTGTGCCCTTCTGGTCCGGCCAGCCGGTTTCGGTGTCGCTGCGGAACGGCGCAACCAAACAGGTTACCCTCGGTGAGTGCCGGATGACCGCCTCTGACAACACGACTTTCTGGACCGTCGCGCGCGATGCCCAGCGCCCGACCGAGGTTGTCGGCGATCTGTCGCGCATCGTGACGATGTTTGACACCGCGCGCCAGAACCTGCGGCATCCCGCGATTGTCCTTGACGGCTTCCGCGTGAACATCGCCGGGGGTCGTGCGCGCGAGCCGGGGTCACTGACGGTGACCGGTGTCGAGCGCACCTCTCCCTCTCGCTTCGGTCGCGGCATGACCCGCCAGTATTTCGGTCGTGTCACCCGCGCGGGCGTGTGGGAGCCGTCGCGCGGCGCACCTGAAGGCTTGGGTGCCAAGCTGCGTGCCTTCGCGGCTGATCCCGCCGGTCAGGCTGCCGAGTACGGACGGCTGCACGGCTCGTGCTGCTTCTGTAACCGGACGCTGACTGACGAGCGCAGCACGGCTGTCGGCTACGGCCCTGACTGCGCCGAGAACTACGGATTGCCGTGGGGCGCACGTCCGGCCCCGGTGTCCGGTGCGCAGGTGCTGCGCAGCCTCGCCGCGTCACCGCAAGTGTGTGACGAGGATGATCTGGCGACGGCCTGAAGGTGATCATCGACGTGGGGCAGGTGCTGCCCCACCACGATGCAATCCTGCATCACAACGGAGAATGACAATGGCTAAGAAAACATCGCCCACGATTTTGAGGTGGGTAGACATCTGCCGAGCATGGCGCTTGGCGGGCATCATGAAGAACTACTCGAAAGGGGAATGCTTCCGGGTGCGCAAGCTGCTCGAAATCGCAATTGAGCAAGGCAAGATCAGACAGATTGCCCGAGGCAGATACGAACTGCTTGGCGCGTATAGGTGATCATCGAAGCACGGCGGTCTGACCCGCCGTGTCACGATGCGATCCCGCATCAGACTGAACCGGAGCAAGCCAATGAAGAAGCTGCTGATGACGACCGCTGCCGCGCTGACGTTGATGTCAGCGACAGCGAAGGCCAACGATATGTACGACGCGCTTACTGCGATCACCGTGATCTTGTACGAGACAAAATGTGGGACAGCACCCGCTGCTCTGCTTGCGGACGCGCAGCGCACTCTCGACAGGGTGCGCCTGTACGTCAAACCCGCGTTTGGCTCCGTGACAAACCAGTATCTCAGCGACCCTGCTCAGTGGTGCGCACTAACAAAATCTCAGCTTGAGCGAAAATTGCTCACTGAAAAAAAGTAAAGGAGACGGAGCGATGAGATTTTCTGATTGGCTTAACTGCGTTGACGCCCGCATTGGCTATGACAAGCGGTGTGCGCTCGCCCCGGTCGAAGGCTGGCTTTCGCTTCATGAGGATTGCTTCTCCGTGAAGCGGGCCATCCGCTTCTACGCTGAAAAGCGCAGCACTGATCGGAACGCCGACCATATTGACGGTTACGACCGGGATGATCTTGGCGAAAGTCCAGACTTTTAGGGTGATCATCGGCCAGCCGCTCGCGGGCGGTTGTGCGATGCAATCCCGCATCAAAAACGGAGCAAGTCGAATGCCTACTAAAGCTGAATTTGAGGAAATGCGAACGGGCATCAACACAATGCCACGTCCGATCCAAATGGTTGCTGGTCGCTTTCTGTTGGTGAACCACATCGGCCTTGAAGGCGTCCTCGATCAATGGACCGGCGAAATCTACAGCCCGCGCCGCTTTGGAGAATTGCTGGTGCATCAGGCCAACTATCCGAACAACGGCAGCGAAAACAGTGATCCGAAGCCGTTTTGTGGTGACATTAAAACTCACCTCTCAAACGGCGGGTGATCATCGGCCTGCCGTCCACGGACGGCAGTGCGATGCGATCCCGCATCATTTACGGAGCAAGCCATGCTGAAGTCGAAACTACTCGCCGCGACAGCGGCATTGATAATCTGCGCCTCGCCCGCTGTGGCTGGCGGCTACAATCTCAACTGCGGCGCGCCGCAAATCCTTGTTGGCGATCAGAACGATCCCAATCCGGTGACGCTCGCTGTCGTGCGCTACTCATGGGACAATCGCTCATGGGGTGTCGGCTACCAGTTTCGTGACGGCGGTGTCGTCGTGCGCAACAACCAGTACGCCATTGAGGACATGTCGAACGAACGCCGGACACAGTGGCAGGGCAAACTGCTGCGCCAGCCGTGGCTGGTCATGGTCGGTGAAATCAAAAAGGCCGTTGACGGCAGCTACTACACCTATAACGAATGGCTGTACGACACGAAGCAGGGCGGCAGACTGGTGATGCAGTCGATTGCCCGCTGCAACACGTTCCAGCCAAAGCAGGAGTTGCCAAGGCCGACAGCCGACAATGCGCCGTCACAATCCTACGCAGCCAACCCGCCGCAGAGCCAGCCGAACGCCCGCGCCGAGGTGACCGGGGAAACCCGCGTGAAGCTGCACCCGCGCAACGGCATGGTCATGGTTGACGTGCTGATCGGCGGGGTCAACACGCGGATGCTGCTCGACACCGGAGCCAACGTGACCACGATAACTGAGGCGGTGGCGTCACAGATTGTCGCCAACGGTCAGGGCTACATGACCGGCACCTCACGCGCGCAACTCGCTGACGGCAGCATGGTGACGCACCGCACCATGTTCGTTCGCGAACTGCGGATTGGCCCGCACACGATCCGTGACGTGAAGGCGGCAGTCACCTCGGGTGAGGATATGCTGCTGCCGTTCCCGATTGTCAGCGGCATCGGCCCGTTCACCATCGACACGCAGACCAGCGAATTGATCTGGCGAAAGAAAGGATGACGCGACGGATGGCGATGACGAACAAGCACGTGATCATCATCGTGGTGGTTGTCGTTGCCGTCATCGCCCTCGGCGTCGTCTATCGAAACGATGAGCGCGACAAGGAAGCCGCGCGCAAACTGAAGGCGGAATGGATCAGCGACTGCATGATGAAACCGTTTAACCTTGAAGGTGGAGCGCGACGATTGCGGGCATGTGAGTGCATCTACGATACGGCAATCCTGCCCGCGACAGTGCGGGCCAACCGCAAGGGCCTGAATAGCACGAGCGACGACCCGGACATTCATGCCAGCGTGCAGGACGCCGCACGGATTTGCATCATTGCCGAAAAACTATCTGGTGAGTATCGAAGGCGGCTGCGCGCCAGCCGCCCCACGATGCAATCCCGCATCAACTGAAGGAGCAAGCCAAATGCCTAAGCAACGGATTTTTAACAACGCCACGTTTGACACCATCCGCGCACTGGTCGCGCAGAACGTCGCCCCCGACGAAATTGCCGCACGTGTCGGCTGCAAGCCATCGTCACTGAAGGTCGTGTGCAGCCAGCAAAAGATCAGTCTGCGGCGACCAGAATGGAAACGGCTGCGCAGCAATGCACTGCCGAAGGCATCGCCACTGGTTGCGCTGCCGCTGCCGAAGCCGGTCATCCCGGTCGAGAAGCCGGTGCGGCAGTCGCTGGCGATGCAGTCATCGATCACCCTGAGCCGCGTGGCGCAGTCGCTGCTGCGTCAGCGCGCCGAACGGATGGGCGTCACGGAGGCGGTGCTTGCGACCACCCTCCTTGAACTGATCGCGCGGGACAACCTGTACGACGCCGTGCTCGACACCAAAAATGTCGCGGCGTAGCCCTGCAACCAGCGCAACGTGAACCGCTGCACCATGCGAAAGGAAAGCTAGACTTTCCTTTCGGACTGAGGCTAAATACTGAGGCTACGGGTTCGCGGCTCCCCGAATAGGGCCGCGTCAACAGGAGCAAATGCAATGTCAAAATTGGTTCTCGTTTCCAAGATCAACGGCGTGACCACCGATGAGGACGGGCTTGAGGTCGAGCACGTGTCCCCGGCAGTCATCAACGGCGACACCATCCGCGCCTTCTACGCGCGCCGTGGCGGCAAGCCGGGAAGCCGGATCACTTTCACCGATGGCGGCGGGTTCGCCGTTAAGGACAGCCCGCAGGAACTGCTTGCCGCCCTCGGCAGCGAGATTGTCCTGCCGGTCGCCCCGGTGGCGCAGATCGCCGACGCGACGGTTAACTAGTCCCCTGTCCCGCGCGCGTTGAGCGGCGGCGGCGCATTCCCCGATGCGCCGCCGCATTTTTCTTTTTTCAAACAGGAGCAAGTGTAATGAAACGCAGGAACAAAGCTGACGTGCTGACTGAGAAGCGCGTGGATGCTGCCTTCCGTCAGGCGAGTGCCGGACGGAGGATCAAGATCACTGACATAACTCTCGTGTTTCGCGAGGGCCGCAGACTGGTGGCCGATGGTGCGGATGATGCCGCGCTGCTGGCCGGACTGCGCAACCTGATCGCCGAACTTGAAGTGATGTCGATTGAGGGAGCGATGCAATGATACCGAGAACAGTTCACAACATGTCCGCGTTCGCATGTCTTTCGGCAATGCAGAAGTGCATTCGCCGGGGCATGGAGCGCGAGGCTTTCGAGTTCGCCGTCGAACTGATGCACACGTCGAAGGCTTTCAACTCGATGGTGTGCAAGCGGCTACAGGTCATCGCGCACGAGGATATTGACACGCAGAAGCGACCGGACATTGTCCCGTTCGTGAAGGCTGCGTGTGAGCAGGCGAAAGAATGGTACGAGCCGGACCTAGCCAAAATGGGCAAGTCGCGCATGGCTGTCGGCAACGCCATCAGACTGATGTGCCGCGCTCCCAAGTCGCGTGAGGGTGACCACTTTCACGCGGCTGTCGGCTGGCGTTCTATCCTTGAGGGTTACGCGCCACCGATCCCCGATTGGGCGCACGACCAGCACACCACCGAGGGACGGCGCATGGGTCGCGGCCTCGATTACTTCCGCGAGGAAAGCACCAAGCTGGTGCCGAAGCCGCGCAAGGATCGTTATGAGGACGAAGCGTATCGGCTGTGGGCGCTCAAGGCCGAGCGTGGCCGTGAGTACGCAGCGGCGACAAGGCCGGTCAAAGGTCTGGCGAAAGTCAAAACCGAAACCGGCGATATGTTTGACGACGAAGCGTCTGACTAACCACTGACCGGCACAGTCATCGCTGCGCGACCTTGTTGGTGCGAGGCACCGCAATCCGCAGCGATGCCTGCTGCCGGTTTTTCACATACCCCGGAGCCTTGAAGCTGACCGAGCGTCCCCACTTGCGGATCAGCGCCTTGGTGGCAGCGGCGTAGGCTTCCGGCGTCACCAGCCCGACATTGCCGCCACGCCCCGCGAAGATCGTCCCGCAGTCGAAAAAATAGCGCACGTCAGCCAGCACCGCCCTGTCCTCAAGCAGCGTCCGCATTGTCCAGTCCACGGCTGCACGACCCGAGAACGCCGGATCGTAGTGCCGCTTGCGCGCAGGACCCATGATGCCGAACGCCGAGCCGACCATCTGCGTTGGCACGATTGGCCTGATGTCGGGGTGGATCACGGTGGTGTTTGGCGTGCGCGACCAGCAGAACGTGCTCATCCCCAAGTCCTGACAGGCCCGCGCGCCGTTCTCGATCACTGCCAGAATTTCCTCGCTGTCGGTGAGGAAGCGTTTGCTGCCGACATTGACCTGCACACCCTGAAAGTCGTCATCGATCATGGTGAGGATGGCGTGCTTCACGTTGTCCATCATCCAGTTCATGACGGCTGGCAACCCGTCCAGCGGCGGGTGCGTCATCAGGTTTTGCTGCGGCACGAACTCGGCGTAGTCGTCTGCTTCGCGCTCATCGACGCACACAATTGCCGAGGGCAGCAGCAACCGGATGAGGCCCATGTTGTGTGTACGGCGGCGCGACGGCACCATGATTGCCATGTCGAGCGGCTTCATGCGGTGGCTTTTTTCTTTGCCGGTGCCGGTGTGATGCGCTCGATCAGCTTGCTCGCGCGGATCGCCCTGCATGTCCCCATGCTGCCGCGTCTGCGCTTCTCAGGCTCCAGTCCGATGCGCTCGCACAGCACGTTCCACTCCTGCGTCGTTGTCGCCAGCACCACGAGGTAGTCGTAGTGCTCGTGCGGTGTGAGCGCCATGCCATCGACCTCGTGCTCGCCCTCGCCGGATGCCTCTGCTTCCTCGATCACCTTCGTCTGCAAGTCGGCAATCATGCGGCGGATTTCGGCATTCTCATCCAGCACGATATTGTCGAGGATGTGCGACAGCTTGCTATCGTCAACCAGCGCCAGCGAACCGAGCGGATCAAAGGTCACCAGCATCTGCGCAGCCTCGGTGTCGTTCAAATCGAGGATCAGCACCGGCACTTCGCTGTCGTCTGCGATGTCGGCACGCAAGTGCCCGTCCAGCAATTCGACGTGGTCTTTCATCTGCCTGCCTGCCAGTGCCCCGACAAAGCCGATTGACTGCAACACGGCAGACAAAGCCGAGCGTTGCCCCTCCGGGTGCAAACGCCAGTTTTGCGGGTTTCGCCGCAGGTCCGACGCCTTCACGCGGCGCAATTCCACAATGCGATCACGGAAAGTCCCCATTTTCAGCCTCGTTTGCGGGTACTAAAATAGAAAATCATGCTTTTGTAATATCTAAATGGTGGGCGGTCGCGCGGTCCCCGCTGATTGCCCCTGCTCTCACAGTACCTTTTTTGCTTGCCTGCCCGTCTCTGCTGCTTGCTGCTGCGTGCGTGTGTGCTGCATGCGTGTCTGCGTGCGGAACGAAAGACAACGCACGGCTCCACAACAGGGACAGTGCTTGTCGTCTTTTCAGACAGGGCTGGCAGGGCATCTGGCTTTACGATCACACGACAAGGGGCATGCTGGTATGCTGCATCTGCATAGCACTCAGATCAAGCGCAGGACATCATCACCCACGGCCAAGCCTCATCGACGGCGCGTGCTCATTGCTCGCTGTATCGCTATCGGCAGGGCCACCATCAACTCACGTCGCATGCTGTTGGCGAAGTCCTCATAGAACGGCACACGCCGAGGGATAGGCGTCGCCGACTTCAGCACGTACAGCAAGCGCATGCGGCCCTTCTTATCCTTCACGTAGAGCGCATCACCCTTACGGAAGGCACGCGCGCCCAGCACCTTTGGCCGCAAGCGTCCGGGTACACCATGCGAGCCGCGCGGCACGTTGCTCGCCGGGATCGCCATCGCATTGCCTCTGGCCTGTCGCGTCCCACCTTTGGCCTGCATCTGCAAATTGCCGCGATCCAGCTTGTCGTAGATTTCGACTGCGGCAGAGCGTTTGTCTGCACGCGCACCTCTTGTCGTCAACGAGGCGTTCATGAAAGAGGCGTTGCGGGCATTCACGTGCTGCGGCCACGTCGCCCTTACCAGAAAGTTGCGGGTCACATCGGCTGCACGGTTGAGTGCGGTTGCGATGGCGAACGGTATCTGATCCTCCGCTGCGCCGAGCGCGAGCGACACTTCCTTGATCTGCGAGAAGTCGAACTCGACCTTGATCATGCGGTGTCCAATGAAATGGGGCGGCACACGGTTTTATGGATGTGCCGCCCCGGTGCCTACTTTTTCAACACAGGAGCAAGCCCAAGCTGAAAGGTGGCGGGGCAGCTTATAGCCCGTTCTGCTCGTCGTGTTCAATACCACCCCACTCGCCGTCCGCCCTGCGGAACAGGCTGTAGAGCAAACCGCTGTCATCCTCGATGTTGATGCGAACGGCACGTCCATCGGACATGTCCTCCACGTATTCGACGATGGCCTTGATTTCAAACTCGGCATCGGGCTGATACACAAGCTGCGCGGTGCGATCTGTGAAGTCGTAGCTGATCTTGATGAGGCGATCTTCGTCCATGTCAGCAACAATTCCATACGCCAGAGAGCATGACGCCGATTGCCGACATCACGACAATCAGCACGGCGACCGCGATTGCGAGAGCCATCGGCCTGTCGATCCACCAGCCGATCATTTGATAACTGCAATCGGCAACGGCAAACCGAGCAGAAGGGCAACCAGCATATAGAGCGCGATCAGTGCGACGATCACCAGATACACCTTCTGGATATTTTCGGGGATCGTGAAGCTGATGAAACTCAACAGCCAGACGACCAGCAACCCGATCAGTATGAGAAACGCGACCACGATTGCGATGTTGATGATGCCGAGTAAGATTGCTGCTAGTGACATGCGATGCCTCCGCTACGATCCCTCTGTGAGCATGATCCGTATCTGGCTTTCATACTTCTGAAGCCACTCAAGCGTCCGCAACACCGCTCGCATTCGCTCCATCTGAAAATCCGCGATGGACTGCCGCAGCTTACCAGTTGCCACCTGATGCGGATACACCTCATCGCGCTTTGACAGTTCGCGCTTCACTTCATCGATCTGCTGGTTCAGCGAGACTGTCACCTGTGCCCCCTGTGTGGTCGTGAACCGAGACGCTGTCGAACAATTTCGGCAGCTTGCGCGGGCTGTACTGTGCCTCGACCATGATGCGGCACGCCCTGATTTCCTCGCCCTCGCGCTTCTCGGCAACCGCCATCAGTTGTCCCCACACCACGCGACGCACGTGGAAGCCGACACCTGACGGCGTTCCTATCGCCCATGCGGCGTGATTTGTTGCCCTGCGGATTTCGCCCCTCATCCCTCCCTCTCCACTGCTGCTGCGTAGGCCACGTCCTGCAACGCCTTCGCGATTTCGACCACGTCCTTGATTGCGATCACCACGAACGCCTTCAGGTTACCTTCATCATCGGTCAATTCGACGTGAATGCCGTTGCAGCTTGGGCAGCGCGCCAGCCTGATACCGTCACACTCGATTGCCATTGCGTTACCCTCGCTGCGGGGGCTGGTGCATTGGAGATGATCCAATGACCACACTACAGCTTGTCGCACTCGCGATCATCGTGTTTTGCGTACCGAGCGCCGCGTTTGTTGCGCTGCGCCACTACACCACGCGCAACCGCTGATCACTCTGCTGCCGGAAGGGCGGCTTCGATACATTCGGTTCTGACTGCCCGACACAGTTCGGTTTGCAGACGCAACACCTCTTGGTTCGCCTCGGGCGTCCGCTCTCTCGCGCGATTGGACAATGCTTCGGCAAGGCTGCGGCCAATGCTGGCAACTTCGGTATCGCTCATGTGTGCGCTCCCTCTTTTGCGTTTGCCTTGGCGTAGGCGACCTGTTTTGCCTTGGCGTAGGCGATCTGGCGGCTCTTGACCCATGACAGCGTCTCAGGCGACGGGTCGTGCGGCATCGCATCGCGGTAGGCATTCGGCCAGACGCCAGTGCGCTCGCGAAACTTCATCGCAGCCCACCCGCTCTTGTAGCCGCGCCGTTCTGCGATGGCCTTCAGTTCGCCGTAGAAAATTTCCTTATCGAAGCTGCTCAACCGCTGCGCTTTCGGCTTCGGCTTCAGTTCGCGCAGTTCACCGTCGCCATGCTTGGTGCCGTTGACAGCCACGGCCACAAATCCACAGGCCGGACACTTTGCGGTGCGGGGTGGTTTCAGAAACGCGCACTGCGGACACTCCTTCGGCAGCGCAATCGCTTCGGTCCGGTTATCGGTCGCGGGCGTCTTGCCCACGTGCAGGCCCACGTAGCTTTCGTCGATGTCGGTCACGAACCCGAGCCGCTGGTGGTTATCGCTGTGGTCGAGGATCAGACAGTGATCCTTACCTTCTGCCGTGCGCAGCCCGCGCCCGATGATCTGCACAAACAGCATGTCCGATTTGGTCGGGCGGCAGAGCGAGATACAGCGCACGTCCCAATCGACGCCAGTGGTCAACGTCCCCACGTTGCAGACCACCTTCAGCGCGCCGCTATGAAAATCCCGCTTGAGCGCCTTGCGGTCGAGGTCACTGGTGAAGGCGTCCTGATAACCGCACGGCACACCGGCTTGCAGAAACTTCTGCTGCAAGTGCTTGGCATGGACGCGGTCCACGCCGTAGCACAGCGTCGGTCTGCCCTCTGCCAGCCGCAGCCACGTATCGACTGCATCGGCAATCAATCCGCCTTCCGACATGCGCGCCGACAACTGGCCCTCGTGATAGTCGCCAGCAACCGTGCTGATGCCGGACAGATCGGGATGCGATGGCGCGTAGACCTTGAACGGCGAGAGCAATCCGACCTCAATCAACTCCTGCGTGGTCGAGGCTTTTATGAAGTGCGAGAAGTAGCTGCCCAGCCCCTTCGTCCACGGCGTTGCCGACAATCCAATGATCGGCACGTCCTGCCATTTCGGCTGGCAAAACCATTTTGCGTAGAACTCAAACCAGCGGTGGATTTCATCGATGACGCATACATCGGCATCCGGCATCGGTCGCCGTTGCAGCGTCTGCACGCTTGCGATCTGGATCGGCTGCGACCAGTCCGTCATGTGGTGCGTTGCTTGGATCACCCCGACATCGCGGATGCCGTGCTCCCAAAACATTTCGACGGTCTGGTCGATCAATCCGATCAGCGGCACCGTGAACAAAACTTTTTTCTTTTTCGCCCGCGCGTTATTCACCAGCGCAGCCGACAGCACCGTTTTCCCAAAACCGGTCGGTGCCTGCATCACAATCCGGCGATGACCTGCGCCAACCGTCTTGCGCAAATTCTCCAACGCCTCGGTCTGATCAGTGCGTAGTTCGGGCATGGTTTTGCTCCTGTAAAATATCGTTCCAGTCTTTGCCTCTGCCTTCCGGCACCTTCACGTCAACGTCACGCGGGATGCCGCGCTTCTGCGCGTCCAACACCAGCTTATTCGCCAGCGCGAAAGCTGCGGCCTCACCGCAGAAGTTTGCATCGCTATCGGCAAACACCACGATGCGCGCCACGGTAAGCGGTGCTTGCCATTCACGCAGCATCAATGCGGAGGTCGTCGCCCACACCGGCATGTGGTAGAGCACCATTGCGCTCAACGCCGTTTCAATTCCTTCGGCCACGCCCATCGTGTGTCCCGGCAACCCGAAACGGATCGCGCCGCCCTTCGGCAAATCTCCCGGCATAAATTTCCGGTTTGGATCGAGGTCGGCCTTGTCGCCGTCCGCAGTCAGGTAGGTGCGATGGATTTGCTTGGCGTGACCGCTCGCATCGCTGAACTTGGCGATCATCCCCGGTCGCTCGATGTCTTTCGAGTATTTCAGGCGCGGCACGAAGCGCAGCGCCGTTGCCATGTCGCGCGTCACCATCAGGCCGCGCTTTGCCAGATAGCGGCCAGCCGGATCGTCCGGCTTCACCTGCTGCCCCGAATTCCACAGGGCGTTCATCTCGTGCGCGGTCGCCTTGTGCCTCAAGTCGAACCTCGGCTTCACCTTCGGCAGCTTGCCGATGACAGCATCCACCTCACTGGCCGCTTTCGCGAAGTCCCAATTCTTAAATTTCATCAGCAATTGCATGCCAGTACCGGCACCGCACTGGTTGCAGAAGTAGCTGCCTCTGCCGTCCAGATCGGTGAACCGCGCCCGGTCTTTGCCGCCACAGAGCAGGCACGGCTGATGCTTACCGCTTAGAAATTGCGATGGAATTCCGAGAGCCGGGAGAATTTCACGCCACCTGCCGTTGGCCGCGTCGATGGTTTTCATTCCCTGCCCTTCCAATTACTCAGTCTGCTTCTTTTGTCCTTACTTCCTCTTGACCCCGGAGCCACCTCAGTCCCCCTTACCCCCTGATCGCATTGAATAATCAGGTCAGCCGTCCGCCGTCGCGCGTGAAGCGCGGCTTGGCATCTGCTTGAAGGCAAGAGGGGCTGAGTGCCGTGATCATCGGCCCTCTGTCCGGTATTTTGCTGCCACGGCATCCGGACAGGGCAATGCCCTCAGTCCTGACGTGAAAACCGGAGCCTTGATTTCGGGAGGGCTTGATGCTACCTGCGAAAAACTGTATTTATTCGCAGGAACGTCGAGCCTTGCTCGTCACAAGGTTTCGATTTAGAGGGGCGAGCCGTCGCAACAACGGTTCGCCCTTCGCATTTTTCAACCTACGCCCGCGTCGGTGATTTGCGCAAGTGCAATGTCATCGGACCGACATAAATTTTTCAGTCAGCGATGCTGACGAATGTTTCACGTGTATGGCGAGGTGATGTTTGCGGCACAGCCATTCAACCTCAAGCGGTTTTGCATAATCCGGGTGGTGCATTTCTGATGCTGGCGATCCGCAGACGGCGCAATTCTCCTGCACAATCTTGCCTCTCGCTTTGTAGACGTTGGCGTATGATCGACAGGTGGCCTTCAAACGCTGGGGTGCAGTAAGCGGTGTGACCTTGCGCCACGCCCGCATGTAGGCGGCGTGGCAACGCTTGCAGTAGCGTTGCCCTTTCCGACCGTGTCGCTTTCCGCAGTGCGAGCAGGTTGTCATGCCACAACATCTAGCGGCGCATCGGGAACGCAGCCTCTATTGCCAGCACCGCCAGCAACAGGACGATCACACCGATGCTGATGATGACCGCCGCCGTCCAATCACTGATGGTGAAGTCGCTAAGTTCGCGCATCGAATAATTCCGTGGTGCGGTGCGCCAGATCGGGCCGGATGCAGCACACCTGATAATCCCACAGCGCGCAGGCATCGGCCTCGTTGTCGTTGCTCACCTTCCAGCCAAGCTGCAAGCATCGGTCGATTGTCATCTGCTTTGCAATCGCGCTTTTGAAATTTCCACCGATAAAGTGTGCGCGCACCTGCTGCACGGACGCTTCACGCAGTTCGAATTTCTCGTAGCACCATTCCTCAAGGTGTTCGCACAATCCGATCAGAAACTTGATGGTGCTGATGTTGGTGCGGCCCATCATCAACAGCGGTGCTGCCGGACTTTCGTACACGACAAGGTCAGGCTGCTCGTCGCGCACGTTCCAGTTTGTCTCAAGCCACTGGCGGAACAGCCGGTGTGTGTGGGCGCGCTCCCGGCCAGCGAAGCGGATAGTGCCGAACCTCGGGCGCTTCCCCGGCACGCCCCATGCAAACCCCGTTGTCGTTGCGAGGTCGAGCGCGAGGATCGTGCCGGTGAATTTGGTCATTCCGGCACGTAGACATTCGCAATCTCAAACGGACTGCTCATCGGATCGCCTTCAACCAGCGGCTCGAAACACCATTGCGAGAACGGAATGGTGCGGCCCTTTTTTCTACAATCGTCCTCCCACACTTCCTGCCAAGAGGCGATGACGGGATCGAGAACACTGTCCAGCCCATTTTGATAAGCTGCTTTTGTCTTTGCCTTTCCGGCACGTCTTTTACCAAGTGAGGTGTCGATGCTCACGGCTTCGCCATCACCCGCCGCGCCTCGACCCCTTGACGTTGCGCACCTTGCCGATGGCCTTCGCCGTTGTCCGGCGCACGCCCTTCGGTTTACTGGCTCGCGCCTCACGCAGTTCACGTGCGCGCTGCTCTTTCGGTCCGATCTTCACTGGCATCTATACCTCCCGGTTTGTGTTTGCCGCAAAACCATGTCCCCATCTTGCCCGCACGCATTCTCACTTCAAAGCCGTACAGGCCCCACTGACCGCAATGACAATAATGCAGAAACGCATGCTCTGGTATCACGCTCTCGACCGACTGCCCCTGTCGCTGCCGCAGCGTCTGCAACAACAGTGACGGCGGACGCATGAACGGTGCCGACTGCGGCACAAACCAAGCGTAACGATCCGCGCCGGTCGGATCGCACCAGAATTCATCCTGCATTGCTTCGTGCCCCCAGCACCAGCACAGCATCCGGTACTGCGGATGCTCGCTGCCATCGACCAGCAGGTATGCCCAATGCGGTCTGCCGTTCGGCTGCACGATCAGACGGTGCGTCGATTGCATGATGCCTTTCACATCGATCCAATCTTCAAGGTCGGCTGTGTCGTCAAGCCGACCCGTCTTGAAGGCATTCCATGTCACAGGATTTAGAAATAGTTTTGCTGCCGCTTCGGCACGGCACCCGTTGATTGAAATTCTCAAGTCGTCCTCACCGGGGATCAGATTATTTCCCGGTCGTCGGGCTTCCTCGATGGCGTTCTGCTGCCGCCGCCGTGCAACTCCCACGGCAAAGGTGTCATGCGATGCCTCAAGCGTGATGCACGTCACGCCTTACTCCGCTGCTGATGCGACCAGTTCCAGCTTCGGTGCCGTCTCTGGTTCGCGCTCTGGCTTTTTCTGCTTCGGCAGGTCGTTCCACAGCAACAACTGCTTCTTGTCCTGCTGGGCGCGTGCCAGCTTGCGCGCCATGTTCCTGTCGTCGGCCTCAAGGTCGGCCATCCACCCTTGGATGCGTGAAAGCGCACGCACGATCTTGATGTTCGCCTTCGCGGCCTTCTGCGACACACCCTGCGCCGCCATCTTTTCGAAGATGGTGACCATCGCATCACGCTCGCGCCGCGCCGCGTTCATGTACCTGCCACGCGCGCTCTCGATATTTTCGTAGCGTTGCAGGATGTCCTTCAAAAATTTCGACGCGATGCGATCAGTAATCTCAACCTCGCGCTGCTTTGCAGGCTTTGCCATCACCATCTCCCACTGGTTCTGCTCTGTGAAACGTAATTATAGGCGGCGTGGTGCGCGGCGCAGTACGAACTATCGCCGCCCTGTATGCGCTCCGTGCGCGGCAGACCGCAGCACATCGGCAGGCCGTCAGTGCCACGCTGATCGAGTATAGCCTTGCAGCCAAAATCGTTGTCCATGTAGTTGATGCCGCACCATTTCGCCGCTGACTTCGGCGGCTTCGGTGCGGCTGGCTTCGGTGTGGCTGGCTTCTGTGGCATCGCCCTCTCCGTCAACATGATGCGGTGCTTGCGACCGGCGATCATGCCGCGCGTCACGTTGTAGCCTTCCTCGGCCAACGCGGCGGCAATTTCCGTCATGCTACGGCCCGTTGCCAACAGCTTTCGGAGAAGGTTATCTGCCTGACCTGTCCAGTGCATCAGCGCGACTTGCGTCGGCGTCTCGGCTTGCGATGGCCGAACACGTCAGGACGGATTTGCTCCGGGGTCATGCCGATGATCGGCGCGACTTCCGGCACACGATGAATTGGCACGCGCTTCCACTGGTAGACTGCGGCACGCTCGATACCGCAGGCTTCGGCAATCCTGACCGACAGGCCACGGTTGCCCCTGATTTTTGCGCAGGCCGGATCGAGCCGGACCGCTGGTTGGTAGCCTGACATTACGGAACCCTCACTGACCTAAAATTCACCCACAATATCTAGTGGGTTAAGGTCAGAATGACAAGCAAACCTTGCCATTCCACGCAGGCCGGGGTAGCGTTTTCGGGCAGCATTCCGCTGCACATCTAGGAGCAAGCACCATGCTAAAAGGCATTGAACTGCCTGAACTTTCGCGCCGTATCCTTGCGGCAAAGGCAGGCAAACAAGACTACATCGCGCCCGCAAATCAACTGGCCGTCCACAGCACAGCCGCTGGCGCGATCCTGATGGACATTCCAGATAAGGGCAGCTTTCCACTGCAACCGCTGACCCACCGGCAACTGTCCACCTTCACCGGCATCCCGGCGCAATACTACGACCGCATGAAGGCCGACGCGCCCGACCTGCTGGCTGACAACGTCAATAACTGGCTGCATGGCATGACCGACCGCAAGCGCATGGTCCGCACCCTGAGCGGTGAGGCCCGCGCGTTGCTGTCGAATTCGTATCAGCGCGTGGAGCACGAGGAAATTGCCGAGGTCGCGCTGCCGGTGCTGCGCGAACTTCCGAACGTGCAGATCGTGTCGGCTGAAATCACATCCGCGCGGCTCTACATCCATTTCGTCGTGCCGACGATTGAAGGCGAGGTGAAGCGCGGCGATGTCGTACAAGCGGGCGGCATCATTTCCAACTCCGAGGTTGGACTTGGCTCCGTGCGTGTCGATGGTCTGGCGTGGCGTCTGATCTGTTTGAACGGTGCCAAGACCGGCGACACCTTCCGCCGCTCGCATATCGGTCGTGCGGTCGAGGACACCGAAACGCTGTGGGCTGACGACACGAAGGCGGCAGACGACAAAGTGATATTGCTCAAGGTGCGTGACATGGTCCGCGCCGTTGTCGATGAGACGCGCTTCCGTGCGCAGATCGAAAAGATGAAACTGCTTGCGGACCCATCAGCGCGGATCACCGGCACCATCACGCAGGCCGTCGAGGTGTTGACGCTCAAGACCGGACTGCCGGATGCGATGCGTCCATCGATCCTCACCTCGCTGGCCGAGGGCGGCGACCTGACTGCGTGGGGCATCGTCAACGCGGTGACGGCGCAAGCACACAAATCAACCGACTACGATCACGCCGTCGAAATCGAAGGCATTGGTGGTCAGTTGCTCAACCTTCCTGCAAATGACTGGAAGGAAATTCTGCAAGCGGCCTGACGCTTGTTGTGCGGCACCAGCCCGACAACCCCTACATCCCGGTGTCGCATGACCAGAGGGGAGGGCGCGGAAACTTGGTGAGCGTTCCGCGCCCTTTTCCAAACAATCAGATCAACAGGAGTATCGAACGTGAAATATCAGAGAGTGCTTGATGCGGTTGTCAGGCGTGCCGAACACCTGAGCCGCACGGAGAGTAAAGACCTGTGGGACATTGCCGACGAACTGCTGCGCGCCGTGCCCGAAAGGGACGTCCCTTTTACGGGCACGAAAGAGCAAGGGCGGCAACCGCTTAGCGATGCGGAAACGGAAGAAATCGAAGCTATTGCTCGCATGCTTGAGAAGCACGGCTATCCAGACTACCAGCCAAATACGCTGATGCAGATGCGTGACATAGCACTGACGTTCCCGACGAAGCGGCGTTATCCCGAATTGACGTTCTGGACGCACAGAGAAGCGCGCAATCCAGAATTTCTTGATTGGGCCATCCGCAAAAAGCGCGGGGTCGAGAACATCACCGTTGTCGGCCTGCGCGATCTTCGCAATTCGATGATCGAGGCCGAACGGGAAGCCCGCAAAGAGCGCGTTGAGGTTGCGAAAAAAACGCTGCGCTCGACCGCTGACCCCGCCGAACGTGCGAAAGCGCAGCGGCAGATTGATGAAAACATCGGCCCGCCGAAGTCGCGCACTTTCAAGGTTGCGAAGGAACACGAAAGTGATGTTGAGCGGCTGGCCGAGGTTATCGAACTCGGTCATGAGGTCGAAAACATCGCGGATGAAATGCGCGACCACCTCAAGCGCCTTCGCGCTTTGCGTGGCCGCATTAGCGAGGACCTGCTGGAGACGTTCGCTGACGACTACGGAACGATCAAGCAGGTGGCAGATCAGATCATAGCGTTCCTCGATGACACGAAACGCCAACGCTTCACAGTCGTGCAAGGAGGAAAAAAGCATGCCTGAACTTGTACTCGTAAGCGCAAACGGTGGTGGACCGGCAAGTCCACCACCGCAAGAGTTTCGAAAGCATCGATTGGCTGATGCTGTGTGGGATGCCGTCTGTCCTGACCATGCGCCGAGTATCAAGGCGATACTTGAGCGCATTCGTGAGGGCGGACAGCGGGCGAAATATAGTGAGGTGAATGCGGCAATCAACCACATTCGCCATCATGCCGAGGAATATGGCTGGACGCTGTCGCATGTCGGCGCGGACAAATCGTATTTCCCGATTTTGGTGGACCCGAACGACCCGCGCCATCGCGTCTACATGGTCGGCCCCGCAGCACTGCGAGCCGTTACCAGCGGTTCGCTTGCTGCCATCAAGCGCATCAGAACGCAAGCGCGGCATCAGGCGATGGCGGTCGATTTGTTCATCGACAATGCTGGCAGTCGGTTGTCGCGTCGGCAGCGCCAGCAATTGCGGTCTTGCGCAGCAATGATGGTCGCGTCGGCAGAACTTGCAACGCCGATCATTGAGCAGTTTGAGACGGAAGCTACGGCATAAAGCAATCGGCAGACCTTGGGCAATGGCTTGCTCCAAGCGTGGTCTGCCGTAGCGCGCTGTGCTCAGGGCGGGTTGCAGCGCGCGGCGGGGACAGGCACCGAAACCTGTCCCCGTTTTTCCAAAAGTCAAAATTGGAGGGAACGATGAAGCTGCCAAACAGTCTGTACGTGCGCGTTCGCTATGACGACAAACCGTGGCTGCATGCGGCAGAGGCAATGGCTGGCCTCGACCTCGATGTCGGCGAGCGCGGAAAAATCGGCCTGTATAAACTTGTCGGTGTGCATGAAGTGCAGGGCGTCATCAAAGCCAGCAAGCTGCTGCCTGTCGGCAACCGCAACTCTCGACCGCATCGACCGTAGGAGCACCGCATGAAACCGATCCAGTGGGATGGCAAGCAGATCAAAAAGCCGGGATGGTACTCAGGCATTCCTCTTGAAATGTATCACAGCGCAAAAATCTGCGACGGCTACGCGGTGTCATCGTCGGACCTGCGTACGTGCTGGAGCAAATCGGCGGCGCATATGTATGTGAAGTGGGCGGAAAATCCGAAACGTGAGGAACGCAAATCGACGCGCGGCATGATCCTTGGCGCAGCCGCGCATCATCTGCTGCTTGGCGAGGACAAATTCCGTTTCAAGTTTGCGGCGCAGCCGCTGACCTACCGCGACAAGACCACGGCGCGCGAGAAGCCGTGGCACAACGGCGCGGACTACTGCAAGGCGTGGAACGCCAAACAGGCGGGCGCTGGCAAGGTGCCGGTCACGCAGGACGAACTGCGGGCAATTGTCGAAATGGCGCGCAGCCTCGCGCTGGAGCCGCTGGTGCAGGAAGGGCTGCTGCGCGGCTACGTCGAAACGTCCGGCTTTGTGCGAGACGCGGAGACAGGATTGTGGATCAAGGTGCGCCCCGATGTCGTGCCGACGCTCACCGGGGACTATGTCGATCTGAAAACGGCGGCAGATGTCACCACGGTCGCGCTGCAATCAGCCATCCGCACCTATGGCTACCACCAGCAAGGCGCGCTGATTTGGGAGGTTGTCGAGCAGCTAAACATCCGCAATGGCGATGCACATCCGTTCGAAAGTTTCGTGCTGATGTTTATCGAGACGGATTTGCCGTACTGCGCCCGCACCGTGCCGCTGGTTGACGACGATCTGGCGCGCGGTCGTCTCCAGAACCGCGCCATGCTGCGCAAGATCGCAAGCTGCCTGAAGTCCGGTCGTTTCCCCGGCCCCGGCGAGGGCGATCTGCGCGCACTGCCGCTGGCCGACGCCGAGCGCGAGCGCATCGACAAGCGGCTGGAATTCGAAAAGGTGCAGGTGTGAGAAACCTGAACGCGCTGAACGCGCATCGCCTGAAGGGCGCGGCTATCTCCCACTACGGCTGGGCCGGTGACGAAACCTGCGGTGCGTTCACGTTCCCATCACCGTCAGACGGGCAACCGCTGCGCGTCATCGCATCGTCCGGCTTGGGCTGGGATCACGTCTCGGTCAGCCGGACAAGCCGCTGCCCGAACTGGCCGGAAATGGAATTCGTCAAGCGCAAGTTTTTCGAGGACAACGAGACGGCGATGCAGTTGCATGTGGCGATTGCCGATCACATCAACATGCACCCGTACACCTTGCACCTCTGGCGTCCGCACAACGCCGAAATACCGATGCCGCCCAAGGATGCTGTCTGATGCCGGGAAAATTATTTTTGCTGGTGCCGACGCCCGTCGCACATGGCTTTCTGAAATCGTACTTGTGGAAAAACGTGCAAGTTGTTCCCATTTCGCCTCAAGTCAAGTCGGGCAAAACGCGCAAGTTGTCTTACGTAGGAGAAGCCGCGCTTGTCATTCTGACGAAAAACATGGACCCCACCTGCTACGCTTTGTCGTTCAACGGAGAACGGCGATGCAGAAGCAGGTCAAAATCTTTTTCGAAGATGAGTGTCCACGGATCGGTGCGGGATGGCGATGGGTCACCGCCAAGATCGGACGCAAGTGGGTTCGCCTGTACGGCCCGCAAGGCCGTACAGGGAAATTTACGCTCGCGCAATACGAGAGACTGAAGCCAACCGAAAGGAGCAAGCCATGAAATACGTACCCGATGACATTGCGCACCTACTGAAAAACAGCGGCGTCGATTGGCGCATCGAAATAGGCAGGAAGCACCGAAAGATTTTTGTCGGCAAACGACTAGCAGGCATCCTGCCGCTGACCCGCAACCCGGACGTGGGCCGTCATCACCGAAACACCGTTGCGCAGGTGCGCCGCGCGATCAGGGAGCAGGTCAATGACTGACCTGCCGAGATACTGGAAGCCGCTCGTGAAGCTGCGGCCAGATCAGATGTACCGCCGCCGCGAGACGGTCGAGGAAACAATGCGGCACTACGGCATCGATGAAGCCGCCGCCACGAAGATGCTCGATGATGCCGCCGCCGAATGCGACTATTATGTCAATGATCTGTATCAGGTCGAAGTCGGTCCCGCGCTTGGCGGGCTGTTCGTGCGCCAGATCAACATCCGTCGCCGCGACGGCGGCATGTTCAAGGACTGGCGGCACTTTCAGCAGATCAAAAACGAGACTGTCGGACCGGAGCGTGAGGCGGTCGAGGTGTACCCGGCAGAAAGCCGCAAGGTTGATAGTTGCAACAAGTGGCATCTGTGGGTGCTGCCGGAAGGCGAATGTGTCCCGACCAACTGGAACGAGCGCGACGTGCAGTATGAGGAACGGCGCGATGTCCCCGGTCTGCGGCAAAGGGCACTGTGATGCGCAAACATTTTCTGGCAGAGGGCCAGCAGACGCCGCCAGCGTCGTGCCCGAATTGCGGGGCGGTGCATGACATGGCTGCTGCCGTCGATGAAAGCGCGCGGATGCCGTCGCCGGGGGACGCCTCGATCTGCATCAAGTGCGGGCACCTGTGTGTGTACGATGAACACCTCGACCTGCGCGATCCGACCGGCGACGAGTTCGTGAAAATTGCCGGTGACGAGCGCATTGTCGCCGCGCTGACTGCGCTGCATCGCATTCGGACGGAGAAATGACCGGCGCAAGTATAACCCGATCTGCAAAAATGGATGATGAGTGGTGATTGACCATGACAGCCAACATCGAAAATCGTAAGCGGTTGCAACAGTTTCAGACCCTTATCTCAGAGGCGATTGACGATGCGCTGAAGGAGGGGCTTGAGCCGCGCAGCGTCGTTGATGTCGTACTGCAAGAGGCCGAAAGCGTGTTCGACCGGGCGCGTGAGTTCGAACAGCAACGGCGAGAACAGGCAAATCACAAGGAGCAAGACAATGGACGTAGGTGAAATTGAAAAACGGGTTGAGGTTGTAAAAGCTGGCGACATCCCGGTCGAGGCGACCATCGGTGGCGTCGTCATCCAGACCGTTACCGAACTTGCCAAGCTGGCAGACATAATTTCCCGCGCCAAGGTCGGCGTCCCGCTGCACTGCCGAGGTGATGCTGGCACAACCTTCGTGCTCTGCCTGAAGGCGCGCGAGTGGGGCATGCCGATCATGTCGGTGATCGAGCAGTCGTTCGTCGTCAACGACCGGCTTGGCTACCAAAGCCAGATGATCCACGCCGTTGTCGAGCAGAACGCGCCGATCAAAAACCGGCTGCGCTACCAGATCATCGGAGAAGGTGGCGAGCGCCGCTGCAAGGTGTGGGCGACGTTTGAGGGCGAGAACGAGCCGCACGAATACACCAGCCAAACGCTTGACGACTTTCTAAAGAACCGTCCCAAGAAAAAGGACGGTGTTGGCCTCGGTGGCTCGCCGCTGTGGGACAGCAATCCAGAAGTACAGATGTTTTACTCGGCATCGCGCCAGTGGGCGCGGCTGTTCTGCCCTGACGTGATCTTCGGTGCGTACACGCCAGAGGAAATTGAGGAAGGCGGCGGCATGATCGACGTGACGCCCAAGGTCAGTGAACTGGCGCAACGGTTGCGCGACGCCAAGCTGGCGCATGTCGATCCGCGCGGATTTGAGGCCGGTCACGTCGCCAAGGTTGTCGAGGGGCAGCTTGAGCCGAAACCGCAGATGGAAACCGGTGGCGTTGCAGGTCCGGTTGGCGACCCGACACCTGACATGGTCGATACGCCAGAGACGGTTGCGGCCAAGGCAGCGAAGGCGCGCGAGGTGATGGAGAGCGGGCGCAGGATCGTTGAGGAAGCGAACCAGAAGCAGGCCGACAAGCCGAAAGCCAAGCGCAAATAACTGACTGCCGCATAAGGAACGACGATGCGAAAACAATGGCGCTGTTTTTTCTGCGACGAAGTTTTTACGCGGCGGCAAGATGCTGCCGAGCATTTTGGCTGCGATGATGGTTGCGAGGCCGATGCGCCGGTCTGCAAAATCGCTGCCCATGAAGGGCATTTGGTCAGATACATTCGCAAATTGGAGGATGAATTGCGCCGGCGGATGCACGAAGATCACGACCTGCACCGCGCGATCTATACGCTTGAAGCCGAAAAGCAACGCGAGGTCCGCGCGGCAGAGGAACGCGGCTACACTAAAGGCGTGCAGGACATGAAGGCGCAGGGATTTTGCACCGACCCGCAGGCTCACAAAATCAGTGCAGCGGCTTAATGGCTGATCAATGAGGCAGCGCCGTCCGCGAATTCAGGACAGAGGTTACTTGGAATGGCTGCGCAAACAACGCTGCGTCTGCGGATGCTTGCAGGGACCGCCGTGCGACGCGGCACACCTGCGGGCATCGTCAGCCAAGTACGACAAGATCAATCCCGGTGTCGGCAAAAAACCTGATGATAAGTGGGCCTTGCCACTGTTGCACCAACACCACATGGCGATGCACGATTATGGTGATGAGGTAGGCTGGTGGGCGGTGCATGGTATTGTCGATCCGTTCGCGATGTGCATGCGCTACTATGCGGCCTATCGAAATGAAACGAGACTAAATCGATGAGGGGGATGCTATGACGACAATCAGCAGAGCAACACGAGAGGGCAACGGGACGACAGTGCCGCCGCCGTTGCCAGAACATCGGCAGAAAACCGTGGAAGCAGGTCTGGCGACATACCAGCAAGTGCTGGCCGAGCGCGATCATTTCGAACAGAAGGCGCATGACTTCGCGCAACGGATCGAGGCGATGGTGGTGCAGCTTGAGAGCCTGAAGGGCGTCATCGGCATGATGGAGAGCACCTACCTGCAAACAAAAATGGAGCAGGAAAACCGCATCAGCACCTATCAGGCCGAACGCGATCAGGCTGTCGAGCGCGCGGCATCGTATCAGGCCACGCTCGCCAACCTGTACGTGATCCTGCGCAACACTGTCATTGAACCGGACGGGGCCGCTGATGAGGTTGGGTCGCAATCATCTTCCTAAAGAACGCCGCTGCAAGGGACTGCCACCCGGAGCCGAGTGCCCGACGCATCGCGACGGCACATGGCCGGACGGATGTCAGTGCTGGATGTGGGGCGTGGTCGGGGAGCGCCGCGCGACGGCATTGTTCATGTCACGGCTCATGTTCGTGCTGACATTGCTTGGCGTGATCGCGCTTGCGTTCATCGCAACCGCTGTCGCCTGACATGATCCGGCGACCTTGCATGGGGCTTCCGTCCGGCGCACCGTGCCCAGCGCGGAGGTCGCAAGACTGCATCTGCTATCAGGAGGGGCACGCCATGAGCCTGCGTCATTACAGCGGCAGCTTTGTCTTGCCGTTCGCCGTCATCGTCGCCATTTCGCTCGCCGTCATCGTGCTCATTGTCTGGCTGGTGTTTGCCAACGCGGCATCAGCCGCCGACAACAACGCTCCCTGCCTGACGAAAGAACAGGCCCGCGCCAAGTACCCCGGCCAGTGGCTGTACTGGCACACAGCCAATCGCTGCTGGGACAACGTCAATGTCCGCAGCACGCATGCCCGCGCTGTGGCGGCGGCAATCGTCAGCAAACCGGCGACGTGGGGCAAACAGAACAGCCTGAAGCTGGCAAAGCCGAACCCCGACCCGAACGGCAATGTCACGCATCATAGCGGCAAGCCGCTCATCGTTGAGCAAGCCGGACCGACCGTGTTCTACCCGACGCTGATGACAGGACCCGGAACGGTCGATGACATGCTGTACCCGGAGCAGATGACAACGTGGCCGCTGGTCGTTGACTTCGATGCCGACCCGCCGCAGTTCGTTCCGTGGCAGCAACGGATTGCCTTCACGCAGCCCTAGTCTTTCGGCTTCGCCTCATCGGCGACTTCCGCTTCAGGCTTCACGGCGACCTCTGCTTCCGGCTTCATGTCGGCTTCCGAAAACGGCTGGAATGGCGGTGGCTGATCCCTGAACACCGTTTCAACTTCCTGCTTCATCGTCAGCGCGGGGCGTTGCTGCCACGGCCAGTAGCCATAGATCACCCGCATCGAAATGATCGTGAAGGTGACCACCACGCCAGCCGTCACAATGTCGGTCACGTCAGGCAATCGCGAGAACCTTCGGCTTGCGCTTGTAGATCGGGAACAGCACCTGCACATCCTCATCGGTCTTGACGCCGAGCGCGTCCATCAATCCCGGCGACAGATCGATCAGCCGCCCGGTGTCCTGATGCGGACCCCAATCAGCCGGATATGCAAAGAATGTTTTGCCGTGCGCGCTGACCATTGCGACCACATCATCCTTGAGAACGTCCTTCGGTGTCTCGTCGTAATCGAAACGCATTGCGATGTAGTACACGTCCGGGTTCAGCCTGCGTGCGAGGCCAGTTGTGCCGTCCGGCTGTTCAGGCAGGAACAGGTGTGGTGCCTCATCGACATTGAAGATGAAGGCCAGCCCCTCATCGGCAGCAACACCATTGTCGTCCGGACCGCCGAACCACGAGCACTTGCCGGTTGTGATCTGGCCTGACTGAATGACCTGCGTCTTGATCTGCTCCTTCGTATTATCGACTGCCTGCGCCACCGCCGCACGCTTGACCCGCGCCTTACGCTTTGCCTTCGGTTTCGCTCTTGCCATGTTGACCTCCCTATTTGGCATCCTTCAGCTTGACGCGAATTTCCTCCGGTGTCTCGCGCACGCACAGCGCCATGCTGGTGACGCGGATGGCTGCGCCGTGTCCCGACTTGCAATGCGCCGTCGATGGCCGGATCACCTGCACCGCCGTGCTCTCGACCCAAACCGGAGTGCCGTCGAGCGCGGTCAGCATCACCAGTGCGAGCACGATCACCATCATCGCCTCATGTGGCCGGTGCAGTCGGCGGTGAAAAGTTTGCCGTCCACCTTGCAATGCCCTTGGTCAGACGAAATTCGTCGATGTTGCCGTTGAGCGGGATCGCTGTGAAATCGCCAAGCCGACCGATTGTGAAAGCATTGGTGTTTGCCACAATCGATGCGCCAGCGTTGATCGGTCCCTGCGTCGCCAGCACACCGTCAAAATAGGTATTGATCATCGTGCCGCTGCGAACCACCGCGATGTGGTGCCAGTTGGTGTCGAGCAGCAATGGTGCGCTTTGATAGGAAATGATCGGGCCGTCGCTTGGCAGCCAAGCAAATTGCAACGTGCCGCTGGTGTTGACGTAGAGATAGTAGCCGGTGGTGATGGCGGTGTTGGTCTTGACGAAGAAACCGTACTGCGTCCCGACCGCCGCCAGACGTACAAAAAAATCAACCGTGAAATCTCCGCTGCCGAAATCAAAATCGACGTGATCAGGATAGGTTAAATACGCAGCACCGTTAAACAGCCCTGATGCGCCGCCGAATTTTGACTGTGCGGTTGAAACCTGCGCATTGGTGACAGCGGCGTTGCCCCTCGTTGACGCTGACGAGTCACCAAAAGTCGTCGAGCCGTTTGCGCCGTCCATGTGGAGCAGGAGTTTCGTCGCGTACTTATCGGCGTCAGTACCAGCCGGTAGGGTCGGCGGCGTGAAGTTTGCTGTCCACAACGCTTGACCGACAGTCATACGAAATTCATCAAGCTGTCCGTTCCACGCCTGACCAGCCTGATCGCCGCGCCGACAGATGGTGAGAGTGTCTGCGCTTGCAAAAAGCGACCCTGCAAGTGTCTGG